TGCCATCCATCCCCTACAAGGCCAATACCTCTTCCTCTACAACGTCACCCCTGAGCCGATCTGCCGTATGGCCACCGTCTGGGCTGAAAACCTCGATGATGCCGAACTGCGTCTTAACATTCTCGCAGCAGATGGCATCCTCCTGATGCCCGCTTCCGGTTAAACTCCGGCCATGGCAAAGAAGAGCACCAACGTAGAAATTGATGAGCGGGTCAACGCTGTCTACGACCTGCTACTTCGTGCGTACAGCCGTACTCAAATTCTGCGATACGCAGCGGAAACATGGGGCGTCGCAGATCGTACCGCTGAAACCTATATTCAACGCGCACGCCAGTTGATGCAACTGGATGCCGAACTAGAACGCCCGCAATGGCTAGCTGCTGCCATCGCTCGCCTCGTTGAATACGAACGCCGCGCCTCTGAAGCTAACCAGCTCGGCGTTGCCCTCAAAGCCCTGGAAGACCAGGCCAAGCTCCTGCGCTTTGAGATGAGCTGACCGGAAACCTTGGCTAAAGGCCAAGGTCAATGGCACGCCGCTACACAAGGGATAACCGTGGGCGCTTTGCGTCGGTTGGTGCCACCGCGCGTGGTGGGCGGCTGAGGACTGCAGCAGGGAACAAGCGGGCGACAGTGACAGAGCGCATTGCTGGCCGTAAACCTGCAGGGACGATTGGTACAAAAAGAACAGCTAAGCCCGCTGTGCCGCCAACTCAGAAATCGACCCGTGCACCTCGTGGCGAGGCCAAACCACGCAACAAGACAGGCAAAAAGGTAGATATTCAGCTGCGCCGAGCCAAGCCAGGCGGAGAATATGGTCCTGATGGTCACTGGTATCCTGGCGGTTCATTCATCAATCCGGGCAAATATGTTGGTGCTAAACCAGCTGCCGGGGCGGGACAAGCATCTGCATCGGGCAGCGGCAAAGGCGGTGGCCGTGATGCAGTCACTCGGATTATCAAGAACAAGGAGCCTGCACCGAGACCACTGACACCACCTGGACGTGGCTTGAATGCGCAAAAGGGAATGAACAAGACTGCGCAGAAGCTAAATCAGGAGTTCTTTTCAAGCAGTGGCTTCCTAAATGGAAACATGGAGCGCAGTTTTCGCCAGGCCGGCAGTAATGGTCGTGCTCCTATTGACAACACACGTTATCTAGGCGCCTTGGCAAGCCGACTGCCTGAAAGAGAAATGCGCAGTAGGACAGCTGCGGCGCTAAAGCAGCTGGATAAGCAGCAGCGTCGCTATTACATCCAAGATGTTCAAGACGCTCGTCGCAACTTGGAAATGACTCGTTTCGGGGTGCCTAGGGTCGGCGCCAGCGACCGTCAACTGCTTAATGCCATTCGCTTTGATACTGCGGCAAGGAACTTGGCAGGACAGCGCGCAATGCGTCGCCGTCGCGGTGCCAGAAACTCTTCTGAGGAATACGCTTGGGTAACAAACGCAATGCTGTCGTCGTCTCGCAAACGCAAATGACTAAGCCTGAAGTCACCGCTGTTGGCCGCCTCCTCAAGCCCAAACCGGGTATCCCTCACATCCACAAAGTCATTGCTGTCAAGGCTGACGGCACCGTCAAGACCGTCATCAACCGCCCAGCCTGATGCCAAGCCTGCTGGATCTCTGCCCCAGCGGCCGCATCCTTGATGACCCGCAGCCCCTCGGCCACCAGCGTGACTACAGCGAGCTGCTGCACGGCCTCGTTGACGGCTTAACCCCAGCACAGCGCCGAGTCTTCGACACCCCGCACCGCTTCCGCATGGTCTGCGCCGGGCGGCGCTTTGGTAAAACCCACCTCTCCCTTGTCCAACTGCTCAGCTGGGCAATGGACAAGCCCGGCAGCCTCAACTGGTACATCGCGCCCACCTACCGCGCTGCCAAATCCATCGCCTGGCGTGGCCTCAAGCATATGGTGCCCCGTGAGCTGTTCCTCGGGAAGAACGAGACTGAACTCTCGGTGGAGCTGGTCAATGGCAGCCGCATTGAGCTAAAAGGCGGTGAAGCAGCTGACAACCTGCGTGGTGCCAGCCTGAGCAACGTCGTGCTGGACGAGGCGGCCTACATCCCCCGTGATGCTTGGGAGATGGTGATCCGCCCGGCCCTGTCAGACCAGCAGGGCAGCGCCTACTTCATCAGCACGCCCGCAGGCCTCAACCACTTCGCGGAATGGTGGGAGCAGGCCGATGAGCAAGAGGACTGGACGACCTTCTCGTTCTCCACGCTGGAAGGCGGGAACGTCCCACCTGAGGAAGTGGAGGCCGCACGCCGCACGCTCGACCCACGCACCTTCTCGCAGGAATATGAGGCTTCCTTCGTCAACCTCGTCGGCCGCGTCGTCCCTGACTTCAACGACGACAACATCCGCGACGACCTGGAAGACCTCGGCGGCGAGCTGATCGTCTGCGCCGACTTCAATGTCTCGCCCATGCACTGGATCATCGGCCAAAAGGTCGGCAACCAGCTGCACTGCTTTGACGAAATCCACATCCGCGAGACGCACACCGACGAGGCTGCCTCTGAACTGCTGCGCCGCTACCCCGACCGCACGATTCGCGTGTACCCCGATCCCACCGGCCATGCCCGCAAGACCTCAGCAGGCGGCAAGACCGACCATGGCATCCTCCGCAGCCGTGGCCTCTGGGTCTCAGAGAACAAGCGTCCGTACATGCAGGACGACAAGCGCAATGCCATCAACGCCATGGTCTGCGATGCCAACGGCACCAGGCGCCTATTCATCCACCCGCGCTGCAAGCAGACGATCAAAAGCCTGCGCAACCTGACCTTTAAGGACGGCACGAACATGCCGGACAAGGACGGCGGGTGGGACCACGGCTGGGATGCCTTGTCCTACGGGATCATCGGCGTGTTTGACCCGGTGCATCCGTGGAACAGCACCAGCGGCAAACCCGTACGCAACCTGCGCCTGTACTGAGCCAATCCATAGCTTGCCGGCAACCTACGCCAGAGCACCCTCCCATCTATGGCCCGCACCTACAAGCGTGATTCCCGTGGTCGTTTCTCCGGTGGTGGCGGTGGCGGTGGTGCTGGTGGTAAGAGCAGTGGTGCAAGCACAAGGTCAAAAAATACCGCTCGTGCCAATGAGCTGAAAGCCAAAGGCACAACAGCAATCGGTGGACGGGTCAAGGCTGCAGGATTTTCTGGTCAAAAGGCTGCGCAACAGCGTGCTGGTGGCCTGCGCAGCCAGTCCACAGTCAGTCTTAATCGTGGGAAGAGCACAGCCGGAGCTGGAACTCGTTCAGGCCTAAGTGCAAATGCAGCTCAAGTAGGCAAAAGCCGCTCTAAGGCAGCATCAAAGGGAGCCGAAAAGATGAGCAAGGCTCCTGCAAATGCTGCGAAGGCTCGTTACAAGGAACTCAGTGGCGCTGCCCGCAAGTCGTCGCCTTATCGTTCTGCAGCTGATAACCGCAAGGCCGCAGGTGCTAAGCGTAGCCTCAACACCATGATTAAGAAGCGTGGTCGTTGATGGCACTGCCAGTAGTCACTGCAGTCGGCCGTCTCTTACAAAAAGGCGGCCCAAGACTTTATAAGGTCATTGCCGTGCGCCCGGATGGGTCTGTGCAGGCCGTCATCAACACGCCACCGACTTCTAGGTAACTGCTGTGCATACCCTCGCTGCCACCGATCTGACCCCAATCCTGAGCCTGCAGGATCTCAAGGTTCACGATCCCGGCATTGCCTGGCAGCGGATGCAGCCGCGCTGGGAACTGATCGAGGAACTGATCGGCGGCACCCTGCAGCTCCAAGCCGCAGGCCGTCGTTACCTGCCGCAGGAACCCAAGGAATCGGACGACGCCTATCGCGCCCGCTTGTTGCGCTCCGTCTGCCCGCCCTACTTCGCCCGCACGGAACAGATGCTGGCCGGGATGCTGACCCGCAAGCCGGTACGCCTCGACAACGTGCCGGACATGGTGCGCGAGCACCTCTTTGACGTGGATCTAGCCGGTAACGACCTCAACGTCTACGTCAGCCAGCTGGCCCGTACCTGCATCCGCTACGGACACGTCGGTGTGCTGGTGGACTTCCCCCGAGGCGACGAAGGCGACGACAGCCCTGTAACCACGTTCAACCGTCCCTACTGGTGTGCCTACACCCCGCGAGACATCCTCGGCTGGCGCACGGACGTGGTTGGCGGCAGTCAGAAACTGACGCAGCTGCGCCTTTTGGAGCGGGTCGTGGTTCCCTTCAAAGAGTGGGGCGAAGAGATCGTTGAGCAGGTCAGAGTGCTTGAACCCAACAGGTTCCGCCTGTACCGCAAGCAAGCCTCACGGACCCGCGACTGGGAGCTGATCAACGAGGGCACCACTACCCTCGACGAGATCCCGTTCGCTGTGGCCTATGCCAACCGCACGGCCTTCATGGAATCCACCCCGCCGATGGAAGAGATCGCCTGGCTGAACCTGCAGGCCTATCGCGTCGGCTCTGACCTCAGCAACCAGCTGCATCTCGCAGCAGTGCCCCGGTTCCACCTCTACGGCGTGCCGGCTGAGCTGGACGAAATCACCGCCGGTCCGGATGCTGCCATGGCTCTGCCGGTGGATGCACGGGCCGAGTTTGTTGAACCCCAAGGCACCAGCTACGGGTTCCAGTTCCAGCAGCTGCAGCGCATTGAGGAGCAGATCAACCAGCTCGGTCTGGCCGCGATCCTTGGTCAGAACATGACCAACCAAGCTGCCGAGGCCAAGAGCATTGACCGCAGCCAAGGTGATGCGGCACTGATGCAGGTCGCCCTGGGCCTGCAGGATCTGATCGACAACTGCCTGCGCTTCCATGCGGGATACCTTGGCCTGCCGGAATCGGGCAGCAGCATGGTCAACAACGACTTTGTGGCCAAGACGCTGGATCCGGCCCATGTCGCTCAGCTGATCCAGCTGCGCCTGAATGGCGAGATCACGCAGGAAACCCTGCTGATCCAACTCGCAGATGGCGAATGGTTGTACGACGACTTTGACGTGGACGCCGAATTGGAAGCCACGGCCGCACAGCAGCAGTCACGCCTCGATGCCACGCAGCAGCAGCTTGATGCAGCTCTGCAGCAGCTACCGCAAGCTGAGCGGCAACCTACCGCGCAACCCTGAGCCTGTGGCTCGACATGCCTGACGAACAGCTGGACGCTCCTGTGGAGCAGTCCGCACCCGATACCGCTGCCCTCCAGGCTGAACTGGAGGCCATGCGCCGCAAGAACCAAGAACTCCTCAACGAGAAAAAGCAACTTCAGAAGAAGCTCCCCGACGTTCCCGATGGCGTGGACGTGAAGGAGCTGCTGGAGTTCAAGCGCAAGGTGGAGCAGCAGGAAGCCGAGCGCAAAGGTCAGTATCAAGACGCTCTCAAGACCTACGAGGCCCAGTTCCGCGACCGCGAAAGCTCCTACCAGCAGCAGATTGACAAGCTGCAATCTGAAGTTCGCAGCCTGCGGCTGGATTCCCGTGTTGTCGCCAAGCTCGCCGATCAGGTTCATGACCCCAGCGACGTTCTCAGGCTGCACAGCAGCAACCTGACGCTGAACGACAACGGCGAGCCCGTCTACAAAGACGGCTACCAAGAACTCCCCATCGACGAATGGGTCGGTCAGCTGCAGCAGCAGAAGCCCTGGCTGTTCAAAGCACCCAAGCCTCAAGGCACCGGTGCCCCAGTCGGCAGCCGCAGCACCGCCACCGTGCCCGCCGGCATGAAGAACCCCTTTAGCCCTGAGCACTTCAATCTCACCGAACAAGGCCGCCTGTTCAAGACAAACCCCGACCTATACGCCAAGCTCAAAGCAGAAGCGAAACGGTAAGCTATAGCCAAAGGGACGGCTGTGCTGACCCAAAGAAGGCCTGTGGCCACCAACCAACCCTCTTAATCCATCATCATGGCAACCCTGCGGAGCGACATCATCGTTCCCGAGGTTTTTACCGCCTACGTTGATGAGGCAGTGACCACCCGGTCGGCCTTCCTCAACAGCGGCGTCATCCAACCTCTGGACATCCTCAACGCCACCGAAGGCGGCGACTACGTTCAGGTTCCTTCCTGGACCGCCAACCTCAGCGGCGACGCTGAAGTGCTGAGCGATAGCACCAGCCTCACTCCTGGCAAGATCGGCGCTGAGAAGCAGATCTGCCCGGTGCTGCACCGTGGCCGCGCTTGGGAAGTGCGCACCCTCGCCGCACTGGCTGCCGGTGATGACCCGATGCAAGCCATCGGCCGCAAGGTTGCTGACTACATCGCCAACCAGCAGCAGAAGGATGTCTTTTCCATCCTGCGTGGCATCTTTGGCCCGCTGACCAGCAACACCACCGGTGCGCTGAAGGCTCTGGCCATTGATTCCAATGCCACTGCTGTCCCCCTCAACCCCGGCAAGGTGGCTGAGGCCCGCGCTGCTCTCGGCGATCAAGGCGAGAAGCTGAGCGTCATCGCTATGCACAGCAAGGTCTTCTACGACCTAGTGGAGCGTAAGGCGATTGATTATGTGACCAACGACGAGGCCCGTGGCGGTGGCACCGAAGCCACCACCGGTATCGCGCCTGTCTTTGGCGGCAGCGTCGCTGGTGCCTACACCAACGACATGACCATTCCCTTCTACATGGGGATGCGCGTCATCGTCTCTGACGATGTGAACAACGACGGTACGAACTACCAGTCGATCCTGTTCACCCCTGGCGCACTGGCCAGCGGTACGCAGAGCGGCCTTGTGACCGAGACCGATCGTGACATCCTCGCCCTGAGCGATGCCATGTCTGTCCACTGGCACAACCTCTACCACCCCCTCGGGATGAGCTACACCGCTGGTGGTGTCAACCCCTCCCGCGCCACGCTGGAGACCGTGGGTAACTGGACTCAGATCTATGAGACCAAGAACCTCGGCGTCGTGTCCATCGTCTCCAACCCCAACTTCTGAGGTAACTAACGATGGCATCCGTCTTTGAACTGGAGCAGGCCAACTTTGGCCGCGCTACCGAAGGCCGTGTCCTCCTGGCCGGCACCAACGCTGACACCACTCTCACCGCTGCTCAAAGCGTTGAAAGCCTCGTCACCGTTACCCCTACCACTGGTCGTACCTACACCAGTGCCACCGCCGCTGACATCATCAGCGAGCTGGGCAACAGTGCCAAGGTTGGTCAGTGCTTTGAGGTCACCATTGTGAACCTCGCCGGTGCAACCCATGCCGTCACCTTTGCTGGCGGCACCGGTGTCACCGTCACTGGCAACGCCAGCGTATCGGCTGCCACCTCGGCCACCTTCATTGGCCGCATGGCATCGGCAACCACCGTCATCTACTACCGCAAGGGTGGCTGATGGGGTTGTTCGCCTTTCGGCGACTGCGTGAACAGCTGGAGGCTGCCTCTCAGGAGGCGGCCTCTTTTGCTGTCCAGCAGAGTCCAGTGCAGGAAGCACCTGCACCGCAAAAACGTCGGCGGCAACCTAAGCCGCCCCAGGGGCAGGACTGATGGCGGTCAAGGCAAAAGGGACCGCAGCGTCCAAGCTGCTGAAGCGTCATGCCCCCAAGCGCACACGGCAAGGTCAAGGGCAACACAGCAAACCCAGCCACGGGCGCAAGCTAAACCGTGGTCAAGGCCATGGCTGAACAGGATCTGTCGGCTCAGGTTGAGGCGTTCCTGCGCAATGCCCTGCGGCAAAAGCAGCTGGAAGACCGCCTGATCCGCCAGGCCTTGACGAGCCTGCGCACCACGCTGGCCTCAGTCGAGCGGGTGATTGGGGAGAGCGGTGTGCTGAGCGTTGGCCCCAACCGCGAACGCACCATCCGTGCTGTCGTGGCGGCTGTGGCACGAAGCGTACAGGAAACCTGGGGTGTCCCGCAGCTGGCGGTGCTGCAGGAGGCGTTGACGCCGTTTGTGGAGCAGCAGCTGAGCTTTGCGCGGCGCATGGTCACCATGGCCGGCGGCGATCTCACTGCTGAGGGTGCCGTGAGCCTGACGCAGACGCAGGCGAACCGCTTGGTCAACGATGCAGTGGTGGCCGGCAAGACGCTCAGCACGCAGCTGACGACTGCTCTACCGGCCTTGGTGGCCGATCGCGTGGAGCGCTTTGCACGCCTCGGCCTATCAGACATCGGCGGCGAGGTGTTTGCCACCTACAAGGATGCGGTAGTGCGCACCACGGAGAACAACGTCGAAGCGATCATCCGCACGGGCGTGCATGAGGTTGGCAGTGCCGCGCAGCAGGCGATCTATGAGTTCGAGGCGGACCCGGACTGGCTAGGGCCAGAAGGCTTGGTCTGGACCGCAGTGTTGGATTCCAGCGTGTGCCCGATCTGCCTGAAGCTGGACGGCAAGCGGTTCCCGACTGACTACCGCAAGGTGTCACCACACCCACAGTGCCGTTGCTACCTGCTGCCTTGGAAGTGGCGGCAGGAAGACATGACCGACCCCAGCGGCCGCTCCGTGCCCACGCAGCGCCCCGTGGACGGCGACAGCGGTGAAGGTGCCCTCAGCTTCAAAGCCACCGCTAAGGCCTGGGTCAAAGACAACCCCCAGACCGCTCAGGTCATCTTCGGTAAAAAGCTCGGCCAGCGCCTCGTGGACGGTGAGATCGGCTTTGACAAGGCCGTCAAGCTCTGGTCGGCACCAAAGGCAACCTAACGGCACGCCTGTGTCGTCATGCCTGTCACCGTTACTGCCACCGTTGGCTCGGCATCGGCCAACAGCTACCTCACCGTCGCGCAAGCGGACGACTTCGCCAACCTCTACCTCGGCACCCTCAACTGGAGCAGTGCCACCACCGATAACAAGGGCAGAGCGCTGATCATGGCGACCCGCTACCTTGACGAGCTGAAGTGGATCGGCGAGAAAGCCTCCACCACGCAAGCCCTGCTGTGGCCGCGCAGTGACGCAGAGTGCGGCGACTGGAGCTTCACCACCAGCGAGATCCCGCAACCGATCAAGCAGGCCACCTTTGATCTGGCCGAATACCTGCTCGGTGATGGCAACGCTCTCAGTGGTGCCGGTGCAGGCAGTTCAGAGCTGATCCCTGGCATCCCGAATGCCAACCTCAAGCGGGCACGGGTAGACGTGATTGACGTGGAGTTCAATCAGGCCGGACAGGCCGAATCCAAGAACGCGCTCAATGTCGTGCCGCACCTCAAGCAGGTACTCGGCTGCCTTTGTCTGAGCGGTTCCAACTCTTCTGTCGGCACTGTCTGTGTGCTGCGAAGTTAGAGTGAGCGTATGCGCGTCGCAGACGGCCAGCTCTCGTTTCTTGTGCAGCTCGGTGTAGCCGAGCCCGAGGTCCAGCGACGCTCTGAAAGCCATCTTGCCAATCCGCTCACCAGGGAAGAACAGCGGCGCATTGGCCGCATGTATGCCGAGAACATCGGGCTGATCAAGAGCTTTGGCGGGAAGCTCGCCCGCAAGTATGGGCATTGCATGGCGCGGGAAGATATTTGGTCGGCAGTGGATCTGGCCTTTATCAAGGCCTGCAAGGCATGGGATCCGCAGCGCGGACGGCTGAGCACCATCTTTTGGAGCTTTGCGCAAGGCGAGGTGCTGCATTACCTGCGCAGCCATAACTGGACCATCAAGGCCACGCACAAGGCACGGCTGCTGGGGAACCAGGCACGCAAACTGATGGCATTGGGTTGGGAATCAGCGGCAGTGTGCTGTGAGCTGGGCTGCAGCCGCAACGACCTGAAAGAAGCGTTGCTGGCCACTGCTGGCATTGCCCATGACGTGAAAGGCTTTGATCTGCACGTCTGCCCACGGGCCACACCATGGGAAGTGCTGGAGGCTGAGGAAGAAGCGGCAAGTTAGGGCACACGACCGAACAGATCATGGCCACTGGTGCCTTCTTCGCGGCCCTCGGGTACAAGTTCTACGTGAAGGCTGGCACCACCGCCAGCTCCACGCCTAGCTCCAGCACCGGTATGACTGAGGTGTTGAGCCTGACCAACGCTGGCATTCAAGGCAGCTCGGACAGCACAGACGTATTGGACTATGGCAGCACGCAAGGCTTTAAGGCCAGCCTTGTTACAGGCCAGAGCTACACTATCCCGTGTTCCATGAACCTGGATCTGAACGATGCCGGTTATGCCGTGCTGAAGCAAGCTGCGCTGGATGCTGCCACTGGCGTCACCGTGCAGTGGTATCGGGAATCTCCTGAGATGAGCAGCACCGGCAACCCGGAGAAGCACGCCGGTGTGGCCTTTGTCACCGACTTCTCGGAGGACATTCAGGCCGGCAACGTGGCTACCGTCAGCTTCACACTGACTGGCTACGGCGCCTACACCTGGACGGCCGAGACGAACGTCTGAGCAAACTAGGCTGGGAGAGTCGAGGGGCGGTCGTTGTGGAGGCGACCGCTTTTTCTTTGTCTAGAGGCGGTTGCTAGCGAGGCGGCGCCATTCACGGGCAAAGAACTGATCTAGCGGCACAGCTTCTAGGGCAGGCTGGATCCAGTTGCGGCCGGGTACAACGGTGCCACGGCTGGTGGTGTAGCCGGTCAGCACAAGAGCGGAATACGGTGCATTCCAGCGGTACACGAGCTGGGTGGCAGACGAGCGGATGCGCTCCTGTGAGTTCATCAGCTTGCCAAGGTCAACAATGTTGCGTGGCGTCGTGACCTTCTCGCCATTGCGGCGGTGTGTGATGCGCGGCTTACCAGCTTTGGGGTGCCCGGCTGGCCATATCGGCTCCCAGTCGTAGCGGACCGTCTTCATCTCCTGCTTGAACTGCGGGTAGATCACCTTGTCGTAGGCGGTCAGAATCGCTGGGATGCGCAGCTTGAGCTGCGTGCTGTTCCACCCGGTCAGCTTGTACGTGGCCCGGACCTGGACGGCCATCAGCTCTGCACGTAGCGGACCAAGCGGATCTTGTCGCCCAGCACCTGCTGCAGCGTGCTGCCGATGGTGCCGGTGCTGCCGTAGGGGAAGCGGCTGCTGATCACCTCACAAGGCACGCTGCCTTGGCTGGCGAAGTTGAGGGTGCCGGTGATGCCGGGTTTAATGCGAGCGTCGAGGGCTTGCGGGCTGACGGCATAGCCCTCAAAGACCTCCACGTCGGCATCAATGCCGGGCAGGTTGGAGCCGTTGCTGCTGCCCTGGCGAAGGTACAGCGTGACGGTCAATGTTTCGGTGGCTGGAGTGATGTTGCCGGTATCAGGATCGGTGAAGGTGCCAACGGTCGGCAGGGTGAAGACTGCGGAAGCGTTAGCGAGGCCAGCGAGTGCGCTTGTCATGGCCTAGGTTGCAGCGGCGGCAACCTTGAGAAAGATGGTTGGTTGGCGTGGGAGAGCTTGGCAGTGTTCTGCTGTCGGTTGGCGTTGACGACGCACCGTTGAGAGCTGGGTTTGAGCGAGCGCGGCAGCTGGCGCAGCGTGCTGGGGATGCGATCGTCAAAGGCTTGTCGGGTAATGGCGGGACACTGAACGGCCTCAACCTGAAGCTGTCGCTGCTGCAGACTGAACTTGGCAAGGTTCAGATTGGGACCAAGTATTTTAGAGAACTGCGGCAAGAAATTGAGAAAACCCAGAAAGCATTAGACAAAGCCCAAGGCGTTGGCGGTGGTGGCGCAATCTTTGGCGGGCTGGCAGGAGGCCTAGCAGGAGTTGGACTAGGAGCGGCAGGTGTCAACTTTCTGAGAGAGTCAATCAACGCAGCTGTAGAGCTGGAGAGCATTACTAAAAAGCTCACAAATACCCTTGGCGACCAAGGTGCCGCCGGTGCTCTGAGTTTTACGCAAGGTCTCTCGGACAAGCTTGGGCTGAGCTTCAAGACTTTGGCCAACAGCTTTGGGAGCTTTACAGCAGCCGCAAGTGCTGCCAACGTTCCGCTGGATGTTCAGAAAAATCTGTTTGCGGCGGTTGCTCGCGCTGGCCAGCAACTTGGATTGAGCAACGATGAGATCAATGGCAGCCTCTTGGCTCTGCAGCAGATTGCGTCAAAGGGCAATGTGCAAATGGAAGAGCTGCGCGGGCAGCTTGGTGAGCGTCTACCGATTGCATTTGCGGCTGCGGCTAATGGTCTTGGGGTCACACAACAGCAGCTCATCAAGCTGATTGAGACTGGCAAGCTCAGTGCTCAAGACTTTTTCCCGGCGCTTACCAAAGGCCTGAATGACCTGACTGCCTCCTCCTCAGGGGCTCCAACGGCCGCACAGAACTTTCAGAAGCTTGCCAATGCTTGGGACAAGCTTCAGACAAGCTTTGGAACCAACCTGCTGCCGACAGTCACTGCGACAGTCAACGATCTGACAAAGGTTCTCAATGACTTTGGGACAAGGGGTGAAGCCGACCGGCTTGGCCTGAACTTTGTGCCGCCTGACCTGGCTAGGCAGGTTATTGACAGGATCCAAAAGATCCGCGAGGAATATGGCCTTACTCAAAAGCAAGCTGGAGCACTGTTTACCGATGCGGCAAAACTCAGCGGTTTAGAGCTTGGAACATTTGGCACAGGCCTTGACCTCAAGAACCTTGAGCAGACGTTGAAGCTGCTGCCAGGTCTTGCCGAAGACTTCCAGTCCAAGTGGGGCAAGGGGAACAAAGACCTGCTGAGGCAGCGGGCAATCCTTGGCGAGCTGACTGTCATTGCTACTAACCGGTACGCCAAACAAAGCCAAGAGGTTCAGCAGATCGCTGCTGTCAACAAGCTGGTTGCCAAAGGCAGAGCGGACATTGATAAAGCCTTTAGCCTGTACACAAAGCTCCAAGATCCAAAGGTCGGCGCCAGCACTGATCAGCTGAACGATGCTGCAGAGCTGGTCAAAAAGTCCTATCAGAACTTCCGTGAGCTGATGGTGCAGGGCGCCCGTGATGTGGCAGACATCCTCACCGCAGCCGTCAACAGGCTGACCGATGCCAAGTTGTCCCTAGCCAATCTGCGCGGTGCTGCTGACCAGGGCCTGAACAAGTACCTCAGCCCAGAGCAGAAGCAGCTACGACTCAACAATGCCGTCAGCTCACTTGGGCCTGACCTTGAGCGCGCGATCACGGTGGCTGGTCAGCTGCTGCGCCAGCAGGGCGTCAGCCTGGACAAGACGCTGCTGGCTGATCTGCGTGGCATTGTGGCCGGTGCTCAAGGGAAGACGCAGACGGTCGGCACAATCAACGGCGTGCCGCTGACTTCTGCTGCAGGACCGCAGGCCACAACAACAGGGCTCGACCGTGTGCAGCAGTTCATCCGTGATGCGTTGGGCGAAAACTCGGCAATGATCGCGGTGCAAACCGCGACGCAAAACCTGAGTGAGATCAATGCCCAGTTAGCAACGGTCAACGGCAACCTGCTGAAGCAAGTGCAGGCGCTTGCGCAGAAGCAGTGGCAGGTCAACGTCAACGTTCCCGGCGGCACCGCCAGCGGTGATGTCCTCGGCCCCGTCAACGCAGGCTTCTGATCATGACCGTCACCCTCGGCACCTTCACCTGCTCGGCCCTGACCGCTCAGCCCTTCGCCTACGAGGGTGATGCCCGCACAGGCCTCACGGCCCGCACGTTCCGCATCAGCGGCCTGCTCACGACCAGCCAGTGGCAAGCCCTGATCAGTGAATACAACACCTGGCGCAACACGCGGATCACCGATGCCGACACGCTGAGCAGCGGCACTGTGGGCACCACCATCGCGCTGTCAGTCAGTGCCAATGGCGTCAGCGTCAGCAGCTTGGCCTGTTGGTTTGTGGAACCGCCCAGCGGTGAGCAGGCCGGGGCGTTCATCAATGCGAGCGCCACGCTGGTGGATGCAACGCAGGCTCTAGCGGTGCTGCTGCGGGAGCAGGAGAAGAGCCGGCAGAACAGTGAGGCCAATGTGCCCAGCATTGGCACCGTGACCCTGACGCGTGGTAGTGGTACCTCGCCGGTGATCACGCTGACCAAGCCAATGCTGACCCGTCAGGACGGGCCGAGTGTGGCGCTGACGGCAACCGGCGTGAGCTATGTGACCGGTGCACTGGTGGCGCACAAGGTGCGCCAGATTGAGGGCTACATCACCACCGGCACCTATGACGACGTGCTGTCGTGGTACGACGAGACCATTGCAGCCGTCCCGAGCAGCAGCAGCTGGTTCCCGATCTCGGCGCCAACGGCTACCGCTGAGGTGATCATCAGCGGCGGTGCCAAGAGCACCCGTTACAACGTGAGCCTGACGGCGCTGCAGATCATCTGAGATGGCCAT